ATATTTATATATAAAGTAATACATTTTGAAATAGTTTGATATGCCAAGTAAATCAATTGATTATTCTAAAACTGTGATTTATAAAATAGTTTGTAATGATCTCCTAATCACAGACATTTATGTTGGCTCGACTACCCGATTTACTTTAAGAAAAAATAGACATAAAAGTGCATGTAATAGTAGTGCCAAAGCATCAGAATTTAAAGTTTATAAAATAATAAGAGATAATGGAGGCTGGGACAATTGGTCAATGATTCAAATTGAGGAGTTCCCCTGTGTAAATGGAAATGAAGCAAGGGCAAGGGAGCGATATTGGTATGAAAGACTAAATCCGACATTAAATGCAGTTAGACCAAAACTAACTGAAGAAGAAATTGAAAATTATCATACAATATCATACCATAGGCAATTAGAATTACATGGTACAGATTATAACAAAAAAAGAGCACAAAGGCGATTAGAATTACATCCAGACTATAACCAAACATGTTACCGACGGCGATTAGAATTGCATCCAGACTATAACAAAACAAAGTATTTATGTGAGTGCGGTGCACACATTAGGGCGGATGGTAAAATAAAGCATAATAAATCATTAAAGCATCAAAATTATATAATTGGCAGCACAAACTTGATAGAAGCATAATCAAATTAATTAATTATTTTTTTTTTGATATTTGGACAAGCAATAATAATTAAATAAAACAATATAAAAAATATATTTATATAACATTGCTATAAACAAAGTATTGTATTATGTTAAACTATGAGCATGAAGGATTTCCAATTGCTAAAATTGTAAGAGATGGGGAGAAGGGCAAAGGTAAGAAAAAGAAAGATGTTGAGATCTTCCTCGATGAGCATTCAGGGGCTCAAAATAACTATCCAGCATTATACTTAAAGGCGGGGGAAAAATTTCAGTATATACCCGATGAAAATAAGGAAAGATTTATTTCTTATATTTGTGGTGCGAGTGGGTCGGGCAAGAGTTATTTTGCATCAGATCTAGCCAATTCTTATAAAAAACAACATCCAGAAAATCCAGTATATTTATTATCTTATGTTGATAGTGATAGTAGTATAGAAAGAGTTAAAAATATTGAACGAATTAAATTGGATGACGAATTCCTCGCCGCAGAGTTAAATGCCGAAGACTTTGCGAACTCATTACTTATATTTGATGATTGTGACTGCATAACAGAAAAAAAAATGAAATTAAAATTAAAAGATTTATTGGGTAAATTACTCAACACGGGTCGCCATGCTGCAGCCAGTGTGATATATTTATCACATATTGCCTGTGGCGGCCTTGAGACTCGTGGTATATTAAATGAATGCCATTCCCTTACATTCTTCCCTGCCACCCTTGGAGGAAGGGCAAGAAATTATTTATTAAATCAATATTTAGGATTTTCAAAAAAACAAATTGAATCCATTGATGATATTTCAGGCCGTGCTATTACAGTTGTTAAATCATTTCCGATGATGATTGTATCAGAAAAAATGATATGCCCTGTAAAGATGCTGGGGCGGGGTTAAGGCCGCACACCCTCAATATATGGAGTGTTTAATATTTCCATTCTTCTATTTATAATGTTATATATCTGTGTTAATAATTCGTCATCTAATTTATCTAGATCAATATTTAATCCATTTCCTGACTTAATAATAATATCAGATTTTAATTGCATGTGATCGATTTCAGTTTCGGTATTATCTTCAATGTGATACATAATAAGATTTAATATTCTGACCCTTGTAGCTTTATTCATATAATGACCATATTCCATTATATACTTTTTAAAATTTGGATCACCTTTACTCACATTCGATGTCATTGTTAAGCCTTTAAAAAAGGCTTTACCCAAAATTTTTTGGTAAAACTTTTGAAGCTCGAAAAGATTTGACAAAGTCAAATATTGTAGAGCGGTAAAAGGTTAGTTGTAAAATGGTAATTGTCTGAGCAACTTTGACTGCCTATACAATAGTTGATATTCTTTATATTTATCTTTATTATTATGGATATAATTAGTTGCATATTTTACCATTTTATCTTTGTTTTTTTGTAAGTACTTTTTTTGATATATCTCAACCTTATTTTTATTTAATTTCTGCCATTTCTTAACTGCTACCCTTCTCTGTTCTATCAATTTCTCATATGCTTCCAATTTTGATTCAGTCATTTTCAATTAAAAAATTATATATATATATTAATAGTATTTTTTTAATTAAAAAAAAATAAATAATTAAGGCTTATTCAATACTGCTTATACCATACCTTTTTAATACCATCATAGCATAAGCCTAATAGCTTTGCTTTAGCTATGGCGAGATCAAATGTCAAATTATATTTTTTCATAACTTGTTTAATATCATATTCATCTCTATGCTTAGAAAGTCTCTTTTTTTTAAATAGTTCAATATTGGCAATAAGAAATTGACCCATTTCTTGATGACCTTTAGCTTTGATCCAATGCCTAAAATATTTGGTATCTTTACAATGATGCACTTTTAATTCTGTATCAAAAGTAAATTCATTAATTTGAAATTCGTCATTATATTGATGAATTATCGCTCTCCATAAACTTTTATATGGAAAATCAAAATATAAATCTTTAGCATGATTATGCTCAAATTCCACAATCGCTTTTCGTGCATTATATTCTTCTCTGGCAATTCTGTCTTGCTCTTTTTTAAGTGCTTCTTGCTCAGCCTTTGCCTTTTTAATAGCATGTACCTTAATCTCGTAAACAACAGCATCAAAGTTTTTTTTGTATATTTTATCCATTTTTAAATCCTCCTTTCTACAAGTAGAACATAAATTATACTCTCGCAATTTACCACCTACTTTATAATGGCATTTGTGCTTATTTCCACATTTATTACATATTCTCGACATTTTAGTTTCTGTAAAATGATCAACACAGCAACTACCAATAATAATAATACTATTACTTGATGCATTATTATCTTTTCTAATATATGCATTATGCATTATATCTTTCCCGCATACACACTCATATTCAGGATCTAAAAAATCAGCATATGGATAATTCTGTTTAAAAAATATTTCATATTCTGGGTATTGGCCTATACAATCAGGATTACTCCAGCCCCCACAATATCGCCAAGATTTAATCTCTTCTAATGTAAGGCTATGCTTTTCCCATAATCCTGCCTCAAATGCTTTAGATAATTTATCTGATAGGGGTCTTACCCCTTTAACCCTGCGACCACTATGCAATGTGTTTTTCATCATTACAAAAATTAATATATTAATATATATATAATAATTATTTATTTTTTTAATTAGATTTTATATTTTGTATTATATACATTTCAAAAATTTTTATATTAAAAATAAAAATACATTATAATATAGAGTCATATAGATATAATAATTTATGATGGCTAGTAAGTATTTAAAAAAATCAATTCTTGTTGGGGTAAAAATGGTGGAGGCTTATTCAATCTCAATCCTTCGTCGCATATTAATGGCAGATAAAGAGAATGGGGTATTATGGGATGACGATGTGAAAAAGATTAATAATTATATTTTATCATATAATGGTAAAACCGAGAAAGAGGTTACCTATTTATTTGGATCTACGAGCGAGTGCGATTATGGCCGTGTATATGCGGATAAATCATTTGGTCAATTATGGTCTGCAGTAAAAAATACAGTATCTGCTGACCTTTATATAGATATTGATATGGTCAATAGTCAAGCCAATATCATGTATCAAATAGCAATTAAAGATCTAAAAATGGGTGCGGAAAGTCTTCCACAATTTACTAAATATGTCAACGATCGCCAAAATTATATTCAGCAGGTGATGACACATTATAATGTTAGTAAAAGATTAGCAAAGTTATTATTCATTACCTTAATGAATGGGGGCTGTTTATTTGGATGGAAGCAGGAGCATAAAATTTATTGCGGCATGGATATGTACGAGTTAAATCAATTTAGTGCAGAGAGTGTACTAATCGCCAAGCGATTCTTTGGGGAATATCCTGAAATATATGCAACTATTGTAGCCGATGCACATTTTAAATCTGATAAGAATATCACCATGAAGGCATTTTCAAGAGTTGTAAAAAATATTGAGGCATTATGTTTAGAGAAATTATATATTAGATGCGGATATCCAAGATATGGTAGTTTAGAGCATGATGGTATGAGGATTAAAAGAGATTTACTTATCGCCGAAGATGGCACAGCTGGGGCATTATTTGAT